GTGGGACGCGCAAATAGATGATATACTAGATAGTTCATTCTGCAAAATATCGGTGGATGAACCTTCGGCCTGGGGCGAACAGCGGGTGCAGATTAAGGGCGGCAGGTTTCCCGGCAGGCTAAAATATGAACGAACACCCTACTTCCGTGATGTGGTAGATACTCTTTCCCCGTTTCATGAAGCCAATGAGATAGCTTTTATGGGTTGTTCTCAGGCCGGTAAATCGGTAACAGTGCTGGAGGTGGCGATTGCTTACTACATATCGGAACACCCCTGCAAGATACTTTACCTGACCGGGCACAGTGAATTGAGCGAAGAAAGCATGATGAAGCTGGACACAGCTATTGACAATTGCGGCATTTCTCACCTCATTTACAAGCAGACACTCAGGAAGGGCAACCGGCAGACCGGCGACACGAAGAAATATAAAGAGTTCCCCGGTGGCAATATCACATCGGGCAGCGCTACAAATCACAACCTTTTGAGGCAAAGAGATCCGCGGTTGGTGATTGCGGACGATATAGATGCGGCAAAGGAAGCATCGGACGATGCTGGTAGTACGGTGGCGCTGATACGGGAAAGAACCGGATCATATGGCGACCGGAAAAAAATAATCTGGATTTCTACGCCACAGCTCGAGCAGACTTCAATCATTTACAAACTATACCTTGCCGGAGACCAGCGGAAATATAAAATACCTTGCCAATGCTGCGGGGCGTTTATATTTCTGGAATGGGAGAATTTCGAATGGCAGGCACCGGAGGGGCGACTGGTGCCCGGATCGGTGGTGTACAGATGCCAGGAGTGCAAAGATGTATTTGACGACAGCAATAAATATGAATTTCTAAGTCAGGGACATTGGGAGGCGACTGCTGTGGCTGATGACCCTAAAAAAGTTTCTTTTTATCTGCCGAGCTGGTATAAGGCCGCAGGCATGGATAATTGGGAGCAAATAGTCCGCTTATACCTGGAAGCGAACCCGCCAGGGCAACCGCAAGATAAAAAGCTAATGCAGGTATGGATGAACCTTCATAAAGGGTGGCCATTCTCTGATGACTTTGAAGAACTGAAAGCCAGCGTGATTGAAAAGAACCGTTGCAAATATGAAATAGGGACCATACCGGAAACCCTGAGCATGCAGCACGGTAACGGGCGGATAGTGATGGTAACATGTGCGGCTGACTGTAACGGGGTGATAGATAATGGCAGGCTGGATTATGAGATTGTGGCCTGGGCGGAGAACGGGGCCAGCTACAGCGTGAAGCACGGGAGCATAGGAACCTTTGTACCGGCAGTGCTGAAACGCAAAAGCGACATACTACGCGATGAAGTAAAGTGGACCTACGAAGAAAACAAACCAAACTGCATATGGGATGAATTCGAAAGGGTGATTAAATCGAGTTTCCCGGTAGATACTCCGAAGCCAAACAAGCTGCGCCCGAGCATGAACATTGCCATAACCGCAGTTGATAGCGGCAACACATACAAGAACCATGTGTACACATTCATTGACAAAATGGTGAATCGTGGCGTATTTGTGCAGGGCGTGAAAGGCCGGGAAAACCTACAAGGGGCATTTGACCCGCTGATAGATAAGCAGATCATTCATAAAGGAAAGGAGATCAGCAACCTGTGGACATTGGAGGTAGGATTGCTGAAAGATAACCTTGCCAGCTATATGAACCTTAATTGGGGGCAGCATGAAGAGCGGCAGCCAAGTAATTTCATGAACTTTCCACATTCAAACGGCGGATTGTATGAAGGGCCGAGCTATTTCAGTCATTACGAAAGTGAAAAACGAGAACTGAAAGCCAACCGGACAAAAACAAATGCCCTGGTGCAGTGGGTAAAAAAAGCCAGCAACAGCCAGAATCACTTTTTTGATGTGCGGGTGTACAATATGGCTATAAAGGATATTTATATTGAAATATTGAATGAAAAATACAGAAGCAAAAATGTAAAGGAAATTACATGGACTTCATTTTGTGAGGTGATGGTGGCGCACGAAAGCTACAGGTAACTATAAAAGTGCCTAAAAAACCCTTATGAAAACAAAGTATTTTTAACGATAATACTTTTAGGCATAAATTAAGTTAATATGCCGCAATTACCAAATACGGATTTAAGCAGGGGAACCGGATATGATTTACAAAAAGGTACGCCGGTAAACAATACACTGAACCTCCCGCAAAACGTGGCTATTGTGGCAGAAATGAATACCGCCAACCAAGCTACTCCAACTACTCCCATACAGATAACATCGCGCGCACAAATGGCTGGGCTATTTGGATGGGGCAGCCCGATGGATATAAAGTACAGGATTCATGCCAACGCAGGCGGCGATTATGCTATTTGGGCTTTCCCGGTAGCGGCTGCAGCAGGGGCTACTCCGAACCAGCAGTACATCACAGTAAGCGGCACGGCGATAGCAAATGTTACCCATACACTTTTGATAGGTGGCCGGGCGGGTCTTGAATCGGGATCTTACCAGCTCAATATTACACAGGGTATGACAGGCCCGCAGGTATCGACACTGATACAAAATACCGTAAATGCCGTACTTGGTTGCCCGATGGCAGCGGCGCCGGCAACAGGTATTGCAACATCAATCATTCACTCAGGAAGCGCAGGCAGCGGCATAGCAGCCAACGACCTGTTTACGGTAAATAATGTGACCACAGGCGCAGTACTTGCTACAGGCAAGGTGCTGACAGTGACCGGCGGCGCAGTGGCCACTTATACTATACTTACTTCGGGATTTGGCTATGCAGTAGGAACGAATGTAGCTACAACTTTTACACTGGGTACCGGTACCGGGTTTGCAATTGATATTTCGACACTCACAACAAATGCTGCATCGCTTATCACCAACTGGAAAGGATCGAGCGCGGAAGATGTGACCGTAAATGTGCTGACCTACCAGATAGGCCAGCCAGCCATTGCAAACCCTGCGGGGCTGAGCTATGCAGTAAGTGAGGTGCAGGCCGGAACCGGAACACCCAACCTGACAAGCACACTGGCAAAGTTTGGCAATACCTGGTTTACAATTGTAGATACCGGCTGGGGCATACTGAATACGACCGCCAACGGGTACTATACTACATTTAACGGCAATGCCAATACGCAGACCGGGCAATATGCGCCTTTGCAGTTTACGCCGGCCATATATATAGTTGGTGATGTGACCGATAGCTCCACATCGAGCGCGGACACGGTGATTACCATAGCGCAGGCGAATGAAATGACATTGGCAGTAGGTTCGGCGCCTCTTTCGCTGGGTTTGCCAATGGAGGCCGCAAGTAACTATGCCGTGAATTTTGCCATTATCAGCAACGATACCCCGAATATTGATATTCAGACGATACCATTGCCTGATATGCCAGCCCCTTTACCAACCAATGCCAGCCCCTTGCAAAGCTCAAACTACACTTTGCGCAATGCACTGATGCAGGATGGCATGACCACCGTCATCTATAATAACGGCGTTTACAAGCCTCAGGACTTTGTAATGACCTATGCGCCTGCCGGGGAGTATCCGCCAGCGTTCAGATATCCGCGGGACCTGATGATTGACTTCAATGTGAAATTCAAATTCAGCAACCTGCGCAAAAACGTAATAGGCAATAAGCAGATAGCGGCTGACAATGATATTGTAACTGCACCAAACGTGGTGAAGCCAAAGGACATTGTAGCGGCACTGACCGGGCTTGCTTACGAACTGGTAGCCGATGGGTTTATTACCAATGCAAAGGCCATGATTGCCACCATTCAGGTATCTATCAACTCGACCAATGTAGACAGGTTTGATATTTCATTCAGCTACAACAGGAGTGGAGTAACAAGGATTGTAAGCAATGTGGCTACTGCGAACCCGTAAGGCAAGATTGGACTTTAAAAATATTGATTGAACATTTTTAAATTATAGCATATGCCGAGCGGCGGAGATTTAAAAGAAACGACCTGGAATAATGGTATTGTCGGTTCAGGCCGGTATTTCAGCAAAGAGGGCGAAACGCACACGCTGATGCTGGGCGGCCTGATGACTGCCGATGATGATGCCAATATGGACAGCGGCGGCAACTTCATAAATGAAATGCAGCTGATGCCGTGGAGCTATGAGGCTACGCTGGTATTTGACGAGGCGAACCCTAACCGCATGGAAATTGAGACAGCGCAGGCGATCATCAACAGCCAGGCGCAAGGCACTCAAACCACATGGACATTCACCAACCGAAACAATGTTACCTATTCGGGTACCGGTATGATTGTTGGCAAGATCAGCGCAGACAGGCAGAAATCAACTTTTTCATTCAAAGTGATGGGTGGCGGCATCCTTCAGCAGATATAATCGTTCGGCGAAAGCTCACGATGACAAAAGGAACAAAACATCTTTATGACACTCGAACCAAAAATAGCGGAAGAAGTAGCAAGGGCAGAAGTAACGACATGGCTGGATAAGAAACGTATTCCGATTGCCACCCGCAAAACCTACCAAAAGAACTTCGACAACATTGTAAATGCGGTGATGCATGATGCTATTTCGTTTGACGATAAAGGTGTAATTACCCATAAACTGAATTGGCCGATAGAGGATAAGGACGGGCAACCGGTATGCACTGAATTCAAGTATAAGCTACGCCTGACGGTGGATGAAATACAAAGCTGCCTGAGTGCCGGAGGTGATACGCAGGTATATGGTGCGGCGCTAACCAGCAATAGCCCGGTACCGACTGCCTACTTTGGAAAACTTGATACAACGGATTTGAGCATATTATCATCTATCGTGGTTTTTTTTACCTGCTAGACGATACGAGTTTCAACAATGTTATAAAGACAATAGCAGATATATATCATTGGCCGCCCGAAACAATCGGCGGCTTTTTTTTTGATAGTATAGATTTTAAAGGTATTTTATATTGGTACAATCATAATAATCC